AGTCCTCCCACTCAGACATTTTTTTACGTTAACCGTAAAGAAAAAGCGAAGTGGGAGGACTACTGCCTGAAGCTACAAGTAAAAATAAAGGATTAATGCCAAGTAAATATCCTTATTATTATCCTCTAGCATCATGGACTGCACCTTCATCAGAAAATAAATTATATAAAATAGGCATAATGAAAAAACAAGCCGGAGGTATTTTCCCTTTAGGTATGTTTGCATGGGAGAAATGTGTTGGAAGGCCAACAACATTCTTTACATTTTCTATTGCCAACAGACAGGAAGCTATTTATAGAGGAATAAACGATATTGGTCCCGGTTCACGGGCAAGTAAATTTTATTACAAAGAAGAAGATCAAACGCTCTCATTGTATATTTACGTTCCTGCCTATACATTTGTTTATGTTATATTCGCAAATACAGAAGGCTTAGAAAATACGACATTCTTAAAAGAGGAGCAAGAAAGTACAGATACAAGTGGACTCATAGAAATTGCAAAATAAGACAGCAGGCTCTTTCCGTAGCCTGCTATCTTATTCTACATAATATTGCTAAATGATATTTTTTTCCATTCGGTATTTATTTCAGTTAAGTCACCTAGATTTTTCTTAGCTTAAATGTTTAGAAAAATCCATGTGGGAGTAAGACTAATTCGATGGTAATATTTCTTCAAAAGATGAAGTATCATCATTATAATTATCCCATGACAAAGAAGATACAGGCAATGCACCTACTATTGATATCGCAACTGGTGAATTGACATTTGGTGATTGAATATAGATATTGTTTTTACTATCTTTTAATATTTTTATTGCATGGTCATAATTTGAATGAAAATCCATCTTTTTGATTCGTATTGTAGTGTCACGACAAAAAATTAAATAGTGATATATTGTGTTATCTAGTCCTTTTGCAAACATTTCAAATAAAGCATGTTGAAACTGTTTAAGAGTCCATATTTTAAAGGATTTGTTGACAAGTGCTTTTGTTGATAACAAATAGGTTCTGGAATCCATTAGTCCATTACTCTTAGTTGTAACTGTGGGTAGTAGTTCTCCCACAACTTCTATATTCTGCTTAATTACTTCGTTAAAATCTATTGTTTCCATAATCTATATATTTAATTTTAATATTTAAAAAATACTTTTATTGATTATAATCTTCATATATAATCCCTAACATACCATCTGACTTGCTGATAGCCAGAGTAGTCCACATAGTTGCAGATGGATTAGATTGTAATAAGGCACTTCCCCAAAACAATCCAGCACCTAAAGGAGGTATTTTTCCCGCCCCAACTATTAAACTATATGTGTTTGAAAAATTATATACATATAAGTAAGTGCCATTCCATTGTTCTCCTCTTGGTAAAGCAAATAAATCCCCATCATGTATTGGGTTACACATTACAAAATTTCCTCTTTGCTTAGAATCTAAAATATAAGTATATAGACCATTCTTTTCTATAATTGCATACGTCATTGAGGCTGGTTTAACAAACCCTTCGAATCTAACATCTTTAGCTAATGTTAAATTACCAGCAGAATCCCATGATATATTACCTTTAGCTAAACTTCCACTTCCATCTTGGGATATTTTATTTGCGCCATTCCCGATATTTATATCGCCACTAAACATACCAGAAGTTGCGGTTATTTTCCCTTCGATATCCACATTTTTTGCTTTAATGCCATCTGCATCAATCTGACTAGCCTTAATTTTTTCAGCTAAAAGCAACTTTGTAGCGACAAAAGTCCATTCCTGTGCACTTTCCCAAAAGCCGAGATATCCGTTTATGGATGTTACCGGGTCATTTGTTCCAGACTCTGATGTATGTGTTTTCGTACATAGATATAATTTATCATTATACACAACAACGTCATAAAACTCTTCGCCATCTGCTCCGGACAAATATTCCGTATCTGATGACCATGTACGCATTCTCATCTTTGCTCCTTGTTTACCCCAACTGTTTTTAAGAGTCGGTGTAGACCATGCACCATAACTTGCAGTGTATATCTTAACGCTGTAAGCAGAAGTTATCTTAACACAAACCACAACCTCACAATCTTCATCTGCCAAGTAAGTACAAACTTGAGGAACAGTATTATCCAATGTTTTAACAGGAGTAAAACTCGTCGTGCTCCCATTAGACAATGAAATAGCCGATAAAGATTTCCCAGCTGTATTTACCTCTATAACTTGACCTTTAGAAAGTTTGATAAAATCGCTAAACGCGTAACTTGCATCCGTAACTATATTTCCTGTATTACTGATTCTATAACCCGTATGCACCAAAACAGCGTTTGATATATCGTTTGATGTATATATTTCAGTCCTAGTTCTTTGACTTTCCCACAAATAAGGGAATGATGCTGATACATCAAGCATTGTAGCACTCCATCCTTCAGGAATTTTACCTGGATCAGAAACGGGAGTCTCAGGCTTTACATTTTGCGCTGTTCTTTTATAAATTGACTCATTTATTACAGCGTCTTGCACCCCTATTAAAGAGAAATCACCTGTAGCTATCATACAACCTCCTTTATCATATTGTTGCGCTTACACTACCACTGATTCCCATACCTGCACGCTTAATGTCTGCATAGGATATACTAGCTGTTGCGGCATTGAATGTCGCCCCGCTTTTACCTGTCAGTATAAAATCAGCTCCAGTGTTATCACGGATGCTCCAAGTCCATGAGGAAACCGTCGCATTATTTCCGTCACTCCTTCGGCGGGCTTTCGGAGCCACAAGTGCTGTCTCACCCGTCCGGATGCAGTTACCAGTGATTCCGGTGATTTCGAAATACACTTCGTATGGATCTGACACATCTGTGATAGTGACGGTCTCGGATATGGATTCACCTTCCAGCGTAGCCGTGCACCGGAGCAGCAGCACATTGTCCACATCGGAGTTTGTGACAACCTGTGTACGGGCGGTGCCCAAGGCCACGTTGCCGGTACCCAGTAATTTTTCCCACTTGAAGGTTACCCCTGAATAATCTGACACCTCATTCCCATCCTTGTAAATGGTACACTTGGCTGTCAGGGTATCATTCTCGTTCACAAGATAAAACCCTTTGTCATCAGTGATGGTCATAGAGAAAGCGTTACCTGTCGTCTCTTGGATGATTACTTCCTTTGAAATTTCAGAGAAGGACACGGAGTTGCCTCCTACCTCCACAGAACCGCTTACCGACAGGCGGTCGTTGTCGTAACCGGATATCGGCACAAGATTCTTAAGAACTTGTATGGCAGGCAGGTTATAAGAACTGTCTCCTATCTGTGTAGGACGGCTGTCTATCTTCTTGAATACCCCTTCCAATCCGCTAGTCGTACACAACCCGTTAGAGCCGAATGTCAATTCGACACCATTGTATTTCCATTCAATACTACTGGTCTGTGGTATCATTACAGTTCCGGAAGCTGTATCACGCAGAATAAGTACCGCAACTGGAAGACTTGTTTCGGGAAACCCATCCGCCTCAAAATCCGGAATGAACTGGTTAGTTCCTTTGTTGTATCGCTGCACGAGTGGGTTTCCTTCCACGCGTAAAAATCCATTAATTGTGGTTCCGTCCATCAGTCCAATGAGCGTGAACCCTGATTCCACTTTATTCGGCATTTGTACCTCCTTCTTCTTCGGTTGTTGCACCATCAGTCTCTTCTTCCGTCGGTCCAGACGACTGCTTCTGTCCGCTGTCCGTCACCTGCCCGCCGTCAAATTCGGGCAGTATGGTCGGCGTGTCATACAGGCCGGACTCCCTCTGTTCCTGTACAAGTTTGTCAAGTCCTTTTTTTGAACCGATTATCTGCACACTGTCCACACTTCCTATAACACGCAGCATGGAGAAGTCCACGATGCCACGACCGTCTGGAATACGTTCAAAATACTGGATGCCCTTGCTTTCGAGCACTTCCTGTTTCACAAGTAAATAACCCATATTTATTCAAATTTAGTGGCCGTAACGACCTTGTTATTATTCACCATTACTTTTCCGCTGTTGGTCACCAGTGCAGTGACCGCATACATACTAACCTCGGCATAAATTGACATACCGTAGGACTTGTCAAATCCAAGCGATGATGGAGTGAAGCTGATAGTACGTCCTTTACCGATTACCTTGTCAGAAACTCCTGGTTTACCGGAATGTCCCTTCCAAATGATATAGAAAAACTTATCCTTGTCAGTACCCACCACCTGACGGTTATCTGTAATCACACACTCGAACTTGACGGTCGTATGCATTGATGCATTGACTTTAGCACCAGCTATCTGTCTGATTTGTACATTGAGAGACTTAGGCATCTGCACACTCACAGAACAAACGGCACTGAGGCTGGCATCGGTCATGGTTGGGCGTACACCCTCAAAGAAGCGGGCCATACAGCGGAATGAGGTATTCCGCACAAACCGGGCGTCGAAGGTCAGCGACTTGGTCCAGTTACCGTCACTTTCCTTCCCGCTGATATAGATGTCCAGCTCGTCCTGTGTGATGTCCCTCCAACCAGTATTGTTCTCGTTTATCTGCCACCAGTAGGCGGCATTGCTGTCGGCGACTGCCTTCAGGCCGGAGTACATTTGTGCAGTGATGGTATGCATCCATCTGCCTCTACTGTCCTCACTCTCACGCAACGGGTCGAGAGATAACGACTTCGGCTGGTCGATGCGCAGCGAATAATTCTTTGTGTCATATAGGGCAGTGTAGAAGTTGATGCTCCGCTCAATCTTCACTTCCGTATTCTTTCGTGTGTCGGTGATGGTGTACACGGCGAAGATCTGTATCGGAGAATTGACCGGTACATTCTTCTTCACCTTCAGCGAATAGGCAGGCGTGCCATCATCGGAGATGACATAGTTGTCACCGTTGGAGATGCGGTTGCTACCGTCTGCCTTGGGCGCACCTTCGTACCACTCCACACCGGTTACGGTCCGCTTGCCTGACATCATCACTTCGGGGTCGGATACCACCACGTAGGGCATCAGCAGACAGGGCACAGCCTCACGGTCAGGCTCATATTCTTTCGTGTCCTGATTGTAGGTCTGTGCGGTATTCCCGCTTAGGACTTCAATATCTGCGATAAAGGAAATCGGGTCAACGTGGACCGGGATGTCTTTTTGTTGAGTTTTTATTGCCATAATTATATTTTTATGTTAATTCTATTTTCAATTGTTTCAAAGTCTTCTCCGACCGGAATAAATACCCGGCAGATGAAACTGACTCTCCGATACTCATATCCCCATCCGCTTCCCATGTCAGATACAGAAAGGTGAATAGTATTCTTTTTCCCATCCACATAGGTCGGCTTCCAGCTGTTGTCAGCCGGCACGTTACCTGTATTTCGCAGCCATTCAACTTCGACACCTGTTGTAGCCATCAGCACGTTCGTAATGTCTCGGTTACCGTAACTGACTACGGCTGTGACATCCGTATTGACCTGTGAAAGGAAGAACTGCCAGCCGTTCGAGCTCTCAAAATCCAGGTGATAGTTCTTGTCCCCTTCGAGCAGCACCCACGATGGCGAGTTCCATACAGGTTCATCTTGCGTCTTATCCACCAAACAACCCCACTTGCAACCGTAGTGATATACGGTGTGCTGCTCCAGCTCCGTATAGGTGTGCTGTCCGTCCGGATATATCTTCTCGTTCTGTATAAACCGATACGGCTGCTCCGACTGCGCAACGGATAGAGACCATTCGCCACGGTCCACCTTATTAGAAATGACATCACCGTTGTAATCGTACTGGTACAGCCTTTCGCAGACGATAGTCTTGGCCATTACGCCCACATCTTCGGTGGTGACCGGCAATTTGTCCAGCGCCGCGATGTTGGGGAACTTTCCGATGCTGATGGCATAGTTGTAATCCTCGAGAATCGGCTTGTAGACATTAGCCAGGAACATGATGCGCCCTTCGCGGCTGGACAGCAACCAGCTCTGCGCACGTTCGTTCACTTCTCCGGTGTCAGGCAGCACCGAGTTACCACGTCGGGTGACGTTATATCCGGCTACCGGAGGATAGTTCTTTCCGCCTGGCACCTCGCTGTCGGGATAGAGCACCACGGTGAGCGTATTGTCGTTTACGTTTTTTGTCAGGCAGCGGAACCAGCTGGTGTAATAATCCGTTCCTCCAGTCAGCAGGTTGTTGACGATTGAGTACATCACGTCATTCTCGACGAAATTAGTCACATCAAATTCCGTGCGCTTCTCCATCCACAGCTTATACGTGCTTTCTCCCAAGTCATCTACCTTTTCGATACATCCTGCATCGCTAAAGGCGTAGTCTCCGGCCATCGTCTGAATTTCATTAATGATAAGCCGCATGACAACAAGCGCATCACGTACCTCTAGCCTTGAGAACTGCCCGCGGCCGTCCGGGAATATCCCGGCTCCCTTACCGGCAATCATTGAATCGATAAACTCACCGAACTTCAATAAGAAGTTAGTGCCGTCTGACTGGTCTTTACGAAGAAGTGTTTTCAATGACTTTAATGCAGAAAAGACATTATTGTCACTAGGAGTTTTTGTCTCAAAAGATTTGATTATATCATACACATATTGTTCTGCTTGTCTGGCCACCTCATAGCGTAACGAGTTCAAAGAGTTGTCTACAGACGATTTCCATCCCGTACCAACCTCATCGGAGCAGGTAATCGTAGCTTGGCACAAGTCATTCAGCTTGCGCTGCACTTTCGTAATACGGGTGTCCTTGTATCCGCCTGTGGTGCCGAAATACTGTTCTGATAACAGACGCACATTCCATCCGATACGGAGCGTAGTATTATTCTTTTCAATATAATTTCGGTCAGTAGTTCCGGTGTATTTGTTCGGGTCAAAGCTATAAGTATTCAGAAAATCATCTACTGCCAGCTTGTATTCCTGTTCCGCTGCAGTGATGTATTCCTGCGGCATGGCGAAGTTCCAGGGAATATACTGGTCGCCCGGCTGCGGGATAATTGCACCGCCCGGAATCTGAGTCGTATCATCTGGATACACGTTGATGATTTCCCACTCCCGTGTGTCTTCATGCCATGCGACCTGAAAGGAGCCGTCTGTTCCACGCCCTGCCAGCTCGCCTGTCTGAAATTTCAACATGTAGTCCAGATCCGGAATCTCGTAGTCTTTCGGATTCCAGTTCATACCGTTGTCCTTGAAATAATATACGGTGTACTTCCGTCCTTCCTCATTCTCTTTTTCTTCTGAGCGCACAGAGGAAATTGTACCAATGTATTTTGGGAATATCTCTGAGAAGGCTGTTTCTTCCGTTTCTTCCTTCACACCATACAGGTCCACGTTCTTATCTACATATAGAGAGCGGTCAGGAAGTTGCAGACGGGAATACCCGTACTTTGTCGCATCAATATTGCGTGTACTGCCCAGCGGGAACAGACGGGTAAAGAACTTCACTTCTCCGTTATCTTCCTGTGCCAGGTTGGTAAGTCCCTGAAGATATCCCAGTTCTACCATTTCGCCGCGTTCAGCCTTACAGAGATTTATCACATAACCGTCCGCCCACATTTCCGTTTCGAATGTGGCGGCGATGCCGTTGCTACCGAAAGCCGCATCCCAGCACTTTACATTCCGGTAGTCAATAGTCTTATTATCGGCTACAATTACCGTTCCGATACTCCATAGATTTGCATCGGCACGGCGGTTCATGTTATCAATCCAAAGCTGAAGGTGTTCGCGCGGGCCACCGTCATAACTAAATTCAGAAGTAGTTCCTCCTTCCTGGAACAGCATCAGCGTGTCTTCCGCATCGTGTATCGGCGCATAGAACTTCACGCTATATTCGTAAGTCTGTGTGTTCTTTTGTTTCGGGCGATAACGGGACTTTACTTTATAACGCACGCCTTCCAGTTCTATGTAATCATCTACATCCAGCGGAATGTATTCCGTGTGTGTGAACGACGCAGATACGCTGCATTCTCCACCTATTTCTTCCGTGACAGAAGAAGAAGTGTTCGGGCTGGCTGTCAGTCGAAGCTTATTTGCTTTATCGTATATTTTCAGTTCCATTTTATCGTCATTTAATCTATATTTAATCAATTGCTAAACGGAAGGCTGCGGTTCCAGAAACTTTACGGAGAACAGCACATAAAACCGGTCGCCTTCGTAACTCTCGTACCAGTCCGGTTCGGATGGCATATCCTGATATACCATATTGTAAGTTCTGTAATTCTTAACAGCAACAGACAGCATACCCGACGTGATCAGCGTCATCATACGCTGGTATTTCTCCAGTCGGTCGTCTGCGGAGCTTCCACGAAGCCAGAACTGCAAGGTACGTTCGATGCTGTTCAGCTTCACGTTCGGGTTCTGAGGAAGCTCCACTCCGTTCCGTTCCCGGAAATCTACTGTGGTAATGTCCTTCGCCTTGGGCATACGGAGCAAAGCGTCCATGTTCACGTGACCTCCCGCTTCCGTTTCTCCAAGGAACGCACCGTATTCCGTCCATACGTCTGTTTCGTTGATTGTAAGGTATCCTGTCAAGTCCATATTATTTCAACTGTATTCCGTTCAACTTCAAGTCTTCCATCAAGTCGTATATCAGCACAATGTATGCCGTATGAGATGCTATGGTTGCAAGCGTCTGGCTATCCTGCTTCTGCGCGTTACGGATTTCCTGCACGAATTTGTCTGTATTGGCCAGATGCGTCTGCATGTTTCTTCCTATTGCCTCAAAGGTAGATATGCTGTCCTGAGTGATGGTAGTCAGCGCACCGCTGCTGGGCGACTGGCTACTACTGGAGGATGAGCTTTCCCAGCCGAATGCTTCAGCCATTTCGTCACGCTGTTTCATCAAGTCTTGTACAATCTGCTGATATTCGTTCCGCAATTGTTCGGCTTCCTTTTCCGATATTTCCCCGTCGGATTTAGCTGCCTCAGACCACTTGTTATACAAGTCCTGTATTCGCTGCTGATATTCGCTCGATACCAAACCTGCCAGGATAGACTTTCTCAATTGAGTTTCAAAATTGTCACACATATCTTCCCAGGACATTGACATGTCTGCCAGACCATCGATAAAATCATTATAGAAACTATCCCGGGTCACACCAGTAAGAGCTTCATTCAGCATATCTGCTATCTCTCCGGTTTCATCCTTAGCCTCTGCAATCTGTTCCAGATATTGCCGGATATTACCGTTTACCTTATACCAGATATCAGGGAGTTTGCTCATTATTTCGAAAAGCTCATCTCCGGATAAGCTGTACAAGTCCTGTACGGCACGAATATCCTTGCCAAGCAAATCACTTATCTGTTGAAATCCTGATGCTCCTATACTTTCATTGCTACGATATGCATACGAATGCTTGAATGCACCGCTTCCTGCTTCTCCGGCAGCCTGAGCCAACTGTCTGTAATTATCAATCTGCCTGTTCAGTGTATCCATGGCTTCGCTTGCCGCATTGATCGCAGCGAAACCTCCACCAAACGATATCATATCTTTCTGTTTCGACAAGATTTTGTCGTATATCTCATTCATTTCTTCGAGCACAGCTTTCAGCTCCTCATATCGTGCCGTACTGCCTTCACTGAGTCCGAATAATCCTCCTATTGTCTGTCCGATACCTTTCAGTGTTCCTGTTATTCCGGTAAGAATAGAGAACGGTTTTGTCAGATCAATACTTGCCAGCGAGGACATGACCGTTCCTAAACCTGTCAGTACCCCCTTCATCGCTTCCGGAACTTCCACACCGAGCGATTCAAGCATATCTACGATATCATTTCCGGCGCTGACGACAGCTTCTCCTTTCTGACCGATAGAATTGGCAGCCTGTGTTAGCGTTTTCTGAGCAGCCGTTCTTTTATCCTGAGCATTGCGCAATCTTTCTTCCGCTTCTGCCTGTGTAATCAGCTTGCGGGTGACTTCACCGGTCGCTTCATCATATTCTTCCACGATGACATTCCCGCCCATCTGAGTTTGTTGCAGCAGATTTTCTGCCGCACGCACTTCTTGCATGGCAGACATGTAGTCCTCGTAGCCTTTCTTCATTGCTTCGAACGGGGAGCGGTCTGCCAGCTCGGAATCAATGTCCTTGAAGGCATCCATGACTTCTTTAAACGATTCCGGACTGATATCTTCACCTATTCCCTCCAGGTATTGTTTCAGCTTCTCACGAAGGTTTTCCAAGGTATCTGTCGATACTTTATCCAGATCACCGAAGATTTTATCCCAATCCATTCCTTTCTTCAGTTCCTCATAATCGAGTGACTGAATCTTTTTATCCCGTTCTTCTCCAAGATACAGACGCTCACCTTCAGTTTCCGCTGCCGCTATCTTACGTGCATAGTCCTGTGCGATTGCCAGGCGCTTTTCCTGATATGTGCCGTATTCTTCATAATAGTCTATAAGAGCCTGCGAAGACTTGTTGCGATACTCCTGCTCGATCTGAAATATCTGTTCATTATATACTTGCTCTGCTAATATGCGGTTTGTTTTTGCCTTATTCTTTACATCATCATATTGGCTCTGTGGGATGTTGTCACCTTGCTTTCGTGCCTTATCCATTTTATCGATTGTGTCCCGTTCCTGCTTGTCGATGTCGGCAAGCTGTTCATCATACTCCTGTTTTGCCAAAGCCTTGCGCTTGGCAATACCTTCCTGCATGATTTGCAGACGCAGTTTCTCTGTGGTTTGTTGTGCTTTTACACGTGCATCCGCCAGCTGGGAAGCATAATCGGTTTTTTCTTTTTTACCGTCTCCACCGTTTCCTCCTGAAAAATCGGTTGTGTAAGCAGATGTATCAATTTGTTTTACTGTACCTTCTATAATTTTATTGTTCTTCGCTATTTGGTCAGTATACTTCTTGATATTTGACATACGGCGTTCATATTCTTCTATCAGTTTACCTTCCGGTGTATTACTGATCCATGCTTTCGCTGAGCTGTCTACGATGATGCTTCCTTGGTTTACCTTTCGGTAATTTTCCCACATCTTTTCACGTTCCTTCAATGCTTTTTCATATTCAGCCTTATTTCTGTTTGTCCAGTCTGTATCTGCATTGATTCCTCGCTGTAGCTCAAAATTTTTCTTAGAATAATCAGCTACGATATCCTCTGCCGCTTGTGCCTGACCTTTGCGGATAATGGCTTTGGTTAAATCGTCATAAGCAGATGCGGCTTTCCCCGCAAGGATAGCCTCATTAGTCAGTTTGCCAAAATAGGAGGGATACATCTTTTGTAATTCATCCACAGCCTTGTTTCGTTCTTTCATGGATTTACTGCTATCCTGGCTGGCGGTGTAAAGAATCTTAAGTTTAGCTGATTCCTCAGAAGCGGCTTTTCCACCTTCACGATGAGATGTATTTACAGCTTGTTGTAACTTCTGCGTTTCAGAAAGTTCTTTATTGGCTTTTCCTAAATTCTTTACCCAGTTTGCAATATCCTTTCCAAACACAATACCCAGCGATATGGCGGCCACAAGTGCCGTTTGCCAGCTGAATATTGAACTTGCCAGCTGTTTCCATACAGGCACACCCTTTTGTCCGGATGCGGCCAGCAGTTCGTTCTGTTTACGCACATCGGCGATAGCGTCCGCCAGCATAGGAAGGTTGTTTGAGATAGCGAGGATAAACATCTGCGGTCCCATGGCAAGTGAAGGCAGCTCTCTAGCTACCTGACTGAACTGCATCTTCAGGTTGTTTGCCTTACGGGTAACGGCTTCTGTGTCGATGTCAATAGTCTGCGTTTTTGCGGTTTCTTCCTTTGTCTTCTTCAGTTCCTTCAGTCCCGCTTCCAGTCCGCGTACCTGTCCTGTCAAAGCCTGTATGTTGGCGGCTTCCTGCGTATAACTAAGCCCCGCAGCCTTGTTGACCTCCAACTGGTGTTTCTGTTCGGCAATTACCTGTTTCAATGCAGATATCAGTTGCAGAGTCTGATTTTCCACATCATCCACATTCTTACCCACGCTCTGTAGTCCGGCTTTGGTAAGGTCTTTCATGAATATTTCAAGTTCAACAGGTACTGCCATATCCTTAATCTTTTATTGCATAATGGGTAAAGAACTCCATCGGGTTCATTCCCTTTGTCGTGTTCGTGTTATCTGTTTGTATGTGACTGTTTCTTTGTTTCTCCCGTTCCTCCATTTCACGGATCTGCTGCATCATGTCCGGCTTTTGCGGTGGAACCCAATGCGGCATGTCTGCCATCATCATTTGCAGGGTTACTACATTCACTTTGTCCAGAATGTAGTTAATGCTCCAGCCTGTTTCCGTGGCTATTTGACCTATCACGCCGAAAAGGCTATGCGAAGGTTCCGTATGTCCCTTCTTTAACTCCTCGTTTCGTTTGCACTCTCGTTCCGGCTCGCTAAGGGCTGCATCTTGTTCAGTGCTGCTGCCGATGCGATAATAATCCCGAAAGACGTGGTAGATGTACTGTTCAGTATCTGCCGCCATGCGGAGGAAAGTTCATCGGGTGTCATCAGTTCCCGAAGCATCCATGCCACCGGGCGGTTAAGTAACCTTCCCAGTACCGGCCCTCGAACAATGCCGTATGCTACTATCCGGCTGATATCCTTCCCATGCAGGAAGACAAACCGGATTCGCTGGTCCAGATTATATGCATCATATTCTTCCGGAGTAACGCCGATGCGCAGGTAACGTTTGCTGACACGTAGCAGACTGCGTGTGGTAGGTATCTTCATCGTGATGCGGAACGGATGTTTCCGCAGTACCGTATGAAGCGGCAGGCTGATTCCCCCGTCACTGAGGGAGATGCCTGCCAGCAGTTCTATATCCTGTGCCTTCATACTTATCCTGCTGCGTCTGCGGTTGAGTCTGAGGTATCAGGGTCCACTCCGGGAGGATAAGTACGGTAGCGTCTGTCTTTTCCGTCTGTAGGTTTCAGCATGTCCACACGGATACCCATTGCCAGTACATTCTGCATATTGATTCCGTTCTGGAAGCCGTTACGGCTCAGACGGGCATTGAATATGCGGAAGCAGTGTCCGGAATGCATGGATATTGTCAGCACACCGTTTGCTACAAACTTAACCGGAGGAGTATAAGAATCATCCTTTTCTTTCTTTCCACCGAATACATCGACCATGCTTTGTGCATCCAGCTTGATGAGGTTCATCGTGAATGCATCGCTTCCCGGATTGGTCATAATGCTGTCTACGGGTCCGTCTGTTACCTGTGCGGCATTCACATCCATAAAGGTAGGCGCATTTCCCGCAGGCTGCATCCCGTTTTCATCCAGCCAGCCCAACGTCTTTTCCTCGCCTTCCGGTGTCTTGAACTTTACGGCGGCCACACCATACATCAGTCCGTTGCTTTTATCTGCCATAATTTTGTCGTTTTTAATGTTTGCTTAAATGATATTTAATCAGTTGCCAGATAAGGAAAATCCCCAGCAGGGTCAGGGCTGTTCCTGTCAGCCATCCTTGGGCTGCGGGGCGTGTTTCCTTTACTTCACTGTTCACAGTTTCATCACGGATGCGGTGGTCGGTTTCCGTACGAGTCACGGTCACCTGTCTTCCTGTGCTGTCGGCTGTTGCCGTGACGTTCACGCCACCTTCTCCGTCCGATTGTATGTCAATACTCAGACCGTCATTCCGATAGTTCAGTCCGAATCCGACAGGGAGCTTACTCAGGTTCAGCCACTGCTCCGCACTCACCGAGAATGTCGCCGTCCTCTTCGGGACCGGCCCGAAGGTTGTTTGCTCTGTTACGCTCGTTCGGAGGCTGTCCAAGCGGGCGGTTTCCGAGCTGGCCTTTCTGCTGCTGGCGCAAGAAGATAATGACAGGACAGCGGTCAGCATACCTGCAAGTATGCATCTTTCGTAAAGCCGTTTCATGGTTAATATTGCGTTCGTTTTGTTTTCGTAATTGTTTGCTTAATTCCAATACCGTGGCACTGAGGTCATCATACAGAGCCTTGTAAGTGCTTTCGGTTTCTTTTACTGCACGGACCTGGTATACTTTCCTGTCACGCCACCAGGCAATGACCGTAGCCAGCCATCCGGCAGGAAGAAGCCAGTCCCATAGTGACTGTAGCAGGGTCCAATCCATAACTCTAGCTTATAACAATTCCCATCCGGCCCGGATGTCGGCCATCTGTGCCGGTACTCCGTTTTCTACTTCACTGATTGCGGCTGCAAAGAGACACATCGTTTCCTTATCACTCACATTGGGCTGGTAGGTTGTCGGTACCTGCATCTTGCGGCATACTGCAGTAATGTAGGCTGATGTGTTGTTCTCGTGCTTGGGTGCCCATCGGTTGATGTAATCTGTAATTGTCTTACATCCGTGCTTTTTATGATAGTTCTGCAACAGTTTAATCAGTGCACGATACCCGTGTGGCATATCTTCGAACTCTTCGAATGCATTGTCTTTCTTTGCGGAGGAAGGGACTTCTCCCTTCCAGTCTGTTGCGTCAGAGTTTCGGATATTACCGGGGTTGCAGTTTCTTATTCCGCGTGGTTGATTCTTCATAATTCAGTCCTCCTTATGCTCCTGCATTAGATATTTGTACATACTTCTTTCCGGTCCACATCAGTACAGTACTGTCGTTTGCGGCGCATTCTACGCCACCTATCGTTTGTTTGTTTGAAGCATGCTCGTTGTTTACAATCAACAAAGAGCCAGGCTGTACCAGTGTGTTTACAGTATAAGAACCTGCTGAAGCAGCACTGTCGAACGTCATTACCTGCGGATTTGTGTCATGCGTAATGTGTGAACTGTCGGTTGGCTTACGGTTTACTGCAATCGGAAAAGGAATACGCTGGCAGCGTTCTCCTTCTTCCGTGTAAGGGGCGGTAAAATCAAATGTACGTCCTGATTTACTATTCAGATAACTCATAGTTTTATCGTTTTTTTAAAGGTTTGTTACTCATGCTTTTTAGTTACAATGGCTCCCAGATATTTTCCGGTAGTAGGCAGTGCCAGTCCGCGCATGTTAAAGCCGATAACGTCACCACGGTATTCCGGATCATTAAGACGGTAGTACATGTCGAAATTGCTTTTTGCTGCTCCTACCGCTTCCTTATAGAAGAAGGTTGAGGCAATAGCGTCTGTTCTGTTTACAGGAGCTCCATATGCTACACGTTGTCCGTTTTCCCCATTGTAGCGTGGAGTCATTGCGGTGATATATACCTTGAAATTAAACATTGAGCTGCCGTTGAAGAAGCTTTTGTACATTTCCAGATCCTGTTTGCGAAGGTCGGCTGCGTGCCACGGATGAAGCAGGAGGATTCGGCCTTCTGTTGGCATATCCATCAGGTTGCATTGGGTATCCAGTTTCAGCAGTTCTTCATAAGTAAAGGCATAGTACGTGTTGTTGATGCTGCTCTTGTTTCCTGTGCTGACCACATTTACCGGAGTGTTTTCCGTATTTTTTGCCGGTGACCAGTTATATCCTGCCATCTTCGCAAACTTAGTCTGCAAAGACACACGGTGTCCGCGGATGACGCTTTCGCGCTTACCAGCCGCTTCCTCCACTTCGATAGCGTTGATGTGTACGGTATTTTCCGTATCAAAGCGTTTCATCTCCAGTTTGTGTGGAATATCTTCACGTCTTACAATAGGAATAGGCCATACTTCATTGTTCTCAATTACTTCCGGATTTACACCCGCTTCCTGAAGGTTCAGGAAACCGTTATCTGTCCATGCATCGAGATTTCTACCTTCTGCAACGAATGAGGTGTCCGGAATAAACTGCTCCTCGATTCCGGGGAGCCAGATTTCTTTGTTCAGTCCTGCCATGTTTTGTCTGTTTTAAATAGTTTGTAAAAACGGTTTAAGCCGGTTCATGTCCGTAGGCTTCACGGAACTTCTGACGGTAAAGCTCCTTGTCCTGCTTCAGTTCTTTCAGTCGGTCGGCTTTCAGAATATCCTGGAAAGTCATGTCACGTAGGGTTATTGCTCCTGACTTTCCTTCGGGAATAACCTGTGTGGCTACAGCCTGCCGTCTGGTAATGGAAGACAGGCGTACGGAAGCATTTTCAAAATCATTCTCCAGATCTTTCAGCCATGCATCACGTCCGGAAGCATCAATACGTCCGTCTTTTACGGCTGCATCCACCAGAGAGACAGCCTGTGCCTTTCTGGTTTTACGTTCCTTTTGTTCGTAGGTGTCCAGTTTTAGCTGTAAATTCTTTTTTTCTGTTTTCAATCCGGCTATTTCCGACTGATACTGATCACGCAACGCGATGAGCTTGCGCACTTCTTCGGCAATTGCCTGTTCGCTGGCTGAGTCGGACAGGCGCAGCATTTGTGTAATCACACTCATATTGTTTTCTTTTTTAGGGTTGAGATTCATATTTTTAATATTGTCAGCCAGACGTATGACCGTACTCCGGTCTGACAGGTCAATCCGTTTGCCTGTTGTACGGTCGTACATGACCAGAGCATTGTGGTTCGCTCCAATCGGACAAATTGATATTTCACGGAGTGTCCAGCGTGTAATGGTCGGTCCGGTCTGTCCGTCCAGTTTCATAAGTTCATCGTCCGTAGCCTCTTCCGGAGGCCATGCACCTACAGATGCCATACGCAAAAATCCACGCTCTACCTTACCGGCTATCTCAGCGGCTTTCGGGTCGGCTGTATCAAATACGATTTCTGCAACTATGGTTCCGTTTTCCTTATATACCCTGTCAGCACGGCCTATTGGCGTTTCCCAGTCGTTATGGTTATACAGTATGACGGGATTTTTCTCAAATTCCGTCAGGTTGGCTCCATCAGTCAGCATACGGAAGCCGTAGGTGTTGACCGATTCATCGTGTACTGTGAATTTGTATGATTTGTTCATTGTGCTCATGCTTGTTTATCGCAAAATTCGGGTGAAAAAATGAATCAGGCAAATCAGGTTGTAAGCGTTACATTCTGTAATGTAAGGAGTTACATAAATAGGGAAAGCATTACAAACCGATTGGTACAATTCATCGGAACTGTCTACCTTTGTTTTAAAATATAACACGAACGGACATGACAAACAACCTGACAAACCAACAGAAAAAGGACTGGGCAAAGTTGCTGTTCATGCAGGAAGGCATGACTTTTCAGGATATTGCGCAGAAAGTGGGCGTAAGCCGTATAACCGTAGGAAGATGGGCGGAAAAGGAGAACTGGGAGATGCTGCGTGCGGCTGTCACCTCCACCCGTGAGGAACAGATACGACATCTGTATATGCAGATAGCCCAGATAAACAAGGCTATCAGCGAATCGGATACTAAATATGCCACATCTGCCCAGGCAGACACAATCAACAAACTGTCTGCTGCCATCGCCAAAATGGAGGACGATTTCGGCATCGCAGACATTATCGGAGTAAGCAAGAAGTTCCTGACATGGCTGCGTGCCCGGAATCCGGAAAAGGCAATCGATATTTCATCTGAGTTTGACGAATTCATTAAGACACAACTGAAATGATATGGCAAGACAGAAACTGACCGGAAAGAACAAGCAGTTGGTGGAAGACTGGGAGGAATTCCTGCGACAGGTGCGCACACTGACTGCGGTGGACTTTACCATGAACGATGCAGAGAAGTCCCGAAAATTGAAAGAGCTGGAGGGCGATCCGATAGTATGGATGAAATTCTTCTTCTACAAGTTTGCCAAATATGAGTTCGCGGGCTTCCAGAAGAAGGCAATTCGTCGTATCGTAAACCATTCCGACGGCAACTGGTACGAGGTACTTTCGTGGGCGCGTGAGCTGGCAAAAAGTACCATTGTAATGATGATTGTGCTATACCTTGTGATTGTGAAGAAGAACAAGCGGGTGATAATCCTTGCTTCTGCCACCAGTGATGCGGCTATCAAACTGCTCAATGTGTACCGGGCGCAGTTTGAAGCAAACGAACGCCTGCGATACTTCTACGGGGACATGAGAGGAGCTAAATGGACGGAAGACTATTTCATCCTGTCAAACCGGGCTTCGTTTATGGCTATGGGATGGGGACAATCTCCGCGTGGTGTGAAGCTGGACGAAGTGCGGCCTGACCTGCTGCTCATGGACGACTACGATACCGACGAGGAATGCCGGAACATTGAAGTGCTGAACAACAAGTGGAGATGGTTCGAGAACGCCCTGTTCTTCACCCGCTCCATCAGCGAGGCATTGCTGACCATCTGGACGGGCAACATAATCGCCAAAGACTGCTGTGTGGTGCGTGCCGGAAACAAGGCCCGTGAACTGGCTGACCGTGAAAAGCCGTTGGGACATTGGGACATCATCAACCTGCGTATGGTAGACATTAACCATCCTGACCCTCAGGAAGACTATCGGAACGGAAAATCGGTATGGCCCGAAAAGAATAGTGAAGAAGCCGTAGATGAAGTGCTGGCTCAAGTCAGTCTGGCAGCCGGTCAGAAGGAATGTTTCAATAACCCTGTCATTGAAGGACATTATTTCGATGAAATTAAATGGGGGGAATGTCCGCCTGTACATAAATTGAAATACATTGTCAGCTACGGCGACCCGGCATACAGTAACAAGGTCAGCAAGAAAGCCGCACAAAACTCCTTCAAGGCAAACATCCTGTGCGGACTGTATGAAGGTACGCTGTATGTGTACACCTGTTTCCTTCAGCATGTCACCAACGATGAATTTGTGAACTGGTACTACTATCTGCAAGACTATGTGAAGGAGCGTGCCCAGCTGCGTTGCTTCATTGAGAACAACACCCTTCAGGACCCGTTTTACGAGCAGGTATTCAAACCTATTTTTCTGAATAAGGGAAAAGAACGTGGATTTTACATTAATATCAGTCCGGACGAACGGAAGAAACCGGAGAAGTTTGCCCGCATTGAAGGTAATCTTGAACCGTTGCACCGTGCCGGAAGACTGGTTTTTAATATTAAAGAAAAAGACAATCCTCACATGTTGCGGCTTCAGGAACAGTTCAATCTGTTTGATGACGGACTCCCGTCACCGGCTGACGGACCTGATGCAGTGGAGGGAGGATACTACATGTGCCAGCAGCTTTCAGCCAAGATTGAAACGGGAAGTATCTGGTATGGGAAAAGATATACAAACAAAAAAAGATTCTGAGATTATGGCATACCTGACTACAGAAGATATGTACACACATATTTACCAGGAAAATATCGAAACTATATGTCGCGGCGATGAGGCGGTTATGCTTTCTGCCATTGATGCCGCCATAGAGGAAGCATCCGGTTATCTTACCAAATACGATACACAAACCATTTTTTCCGCAACAGGCAGCGCACGAAACGCTATCCTGCTGCTGTTCGTAAAAGATATCGCGGCATGGCACTTCGTTAACCTCTGCAATGCAGGAGTGGATCTGGAACTGCGTGAAAAACGGTACAACCGGGCTATCGAATGGCTGGAGAACAACCAGAACCGTAATAATCCTAATCTTCCTGCCAAACCGGACAGTACGGACTGCGGACATGCTCCGGGATGCCATTGCCAGATGGATTACGGAAGTAACCGAAAGCGGGACAATCATTTTTAAACGATACGACTATGGCAAAGAAAAATAAAAAGAATTATAGGGGAAAGGCTGCCATGCCTGATCCGACAACAGTAAGCAAGGCTTTGCCTACCCCTATTTACAGTACTCTTGTACTCACGCCTCCCAGACGGGAAATAAATGACATAGGGAATTGGAAATCGGCTTTGCGTGCAGCCGATATAGGCATCCGTTTCCCATTGTATGACCTGTACTCCAGTATTCTGCTTGACGGTTCCGTGACGGATGCCATCAACAAGCGTATAGAGGCGATTACTGATGCCGATATTAATTTTATCACAAAAGACGGAAAGCAGTCCGATGTGATGGAAAACCTTATCAATTCGCTGGAGTTCGAGCGGCTGCTGGAAAGCATCATGTGGAGCCGCTTTTGGGGGATATCCGTGGATGAATTTACATTCACTCCGGAATTTGACTTCAACTCAATCCCGCGAAAACATATCCGCCCCAAAGAAAAGGTCATCGTACGCCAACAGGGAGACAATGACGGAATCAGCTATGCCGGTGACGATATGATTATCCAGTGGGGACGAGATGATGATTTGGGGCTTTTGCTGAAAGTCGCTCCATACGTTATATATAAGCGGGGCGGTTTTGGCGATTGGGCACAATTTGTTGAACTGTTCGGTATGCCCATCCGTATCGGAAAATATAACTCTCTGGACGATACGAGCCGCAGGATGTTGATTGAGGCATTCGAGACAGCCGGTTCCGCACCTTATATGGTAGTTCCGAAAGAAAGTGAAATAGAAACCACCCTGATGAGCGGAACGACCAACGGAGCCCTTTACGATGATTTCCGGAAGGCGTGCAACGAAGAAATACTGATTACGATTCTGGGGCAGACCATGACCACACAGAGCGGTTCATCACTCAGCCAAAGCCAGGTGCATCTGGCTGTTCAGGAAAAAAAGCACCGCAGCGACCGGCGTTTTGTTATCCGCATGCTGAACAAGTTTTTTGTGCCGTTACTGGAGAAACGCGGATATCCGGTACGTGATGGAAAGTTCTCTTTTGTAGACAAGAAAGACGAACTTTCCGTGACAGACCTGAAAACACTGAGCGAAATACTTCCCATTCCCCGCTCATGGGCATACGAAAAGTTTGGCATACCGGAACCGAAAAACGATGAGGACATTCTGCAAAGCCTGAATCCGGCAGAATCCGTACAGCAGCCTTTTGCAAACGGGAATAAGAAACCTCGTACGGACGAGGTTCAGGAGCCGAAGAAAGATCCGGAAAAAGGGAACGAGCCTCCTGTACGCAATACGGACAAACAAAGCCTTTGGGAATGGATAAAAGGTTTTTTCGCAGAAGCCCCGACGGGAGCCGGGGCTGGCACAGTCCGCATGAGGGATGATTCGGATCTTGACGAAAAGATAGCCGATGAAGTGTGGAACGGTGAGGAACTGTTCTCACCTGATCTTTTCAGGTTCTTTTCCGGAGAATTTTTAAATGCAATTCAAACATCATTTAAATCAGGCGTAAGAAACATTGATACCGGTTTTGCCTACAATGCTCCCGATGATGTTTTCCGTACTGCCATGGAAACCAATCTATATCATTTCAGTGCTGCCAAGACGCTTGCGGAAATCCAGGAACTCAACCGTCTGTTCCGGGAAAGCGGGAGTTATCCCGAATTTATGGAAAAGGCACAGCAGGTGACAAAAGCATTTAACCGGACATGGCAACAGACCGAATACGACACTGCCGTACTGACAGCAGAAGCCACTTCGCAGTACCGTAGACTGGTACAGAACAGGACTGTATTCCCTTACTGGCAGTACCTCACCGTAGCCGATGGCCGTGTACGTGAGGAACATAAAAAACTGCATGGAGTGATTCTTCCGGCTAATGACGAACTTTGGAACAAGATATATCCTCCGAATGGATGGAACTGCCGTTGCCGCGTACGAGGGCTTATGACATTTCAGGTAGAAGGTGAGGATTTGGCTGCTATGCGCCAGCGGGTACTGGACTTTCTGACTACCAAAGAATGGAAAATGCAGGCAGCCCAAGGATGGGGAGTTAACCGTTGCGACACCGCACAGATATTCACTGCCGACCAGATGTACATCCGCAAGTTCCCTCAGCAGGCAGCATCCTATTTGAAAAAGATGACCGCCGACCGCTGGAAACAGCCTACCGTACAACAGATGAAGGAAAGTGCGCAGACTGATATGCCGCCACGTGTGGAGCGGGATGAAAAGCAGCTATGGGAGGAAAAGGCTGTTGACGGAGTGATTTCGCTGACCGATTACGACGGACGGAAGGTAGTCATATACGAAAAACAGTTTTTCGGTCATACTACCGCAAAAGGAAGAGATAACCGCATCGCATTGTGGAATGCCATGCTTGATACGCTGATGAATCCAGACGAAGTATGGTTGAACAACGAGATAGAGAAGAACTCGCTCGAAAAGGCAGAACAGCTTGACACCTACTGTCTGCTGAAATTCTATCGCGATGAGGTGGTGGCAGTAAACTACAAGATAGAGGGTGAGGCATTGGTTTTGAAAACGTGGTACGTCATGCAGACTAATCTGAAAGGAAAGACCGTAGCCTATATGAAAAAGAACATCTGGGATAAACGCCGGTGGGGACTGCTCATAAAAAAACGCTGAAGTATGTCCTTGCGTCCGTCCGGCCCGTAAAGGAGAACCATCCCGTGGTTCTCCGCCCGCCCGGATTGGATAGCCGGTGTCATACCTCAACTTGAATTACTCTGACCGAACCTTGCGTCTTTCCATTTCTTGCGGCTGCCCCCCGCCAAACCAAGGTAGGGCCCCATCTAGTCCGGTTGTCAGAACGTTACAAAGATAATGTTTTTAATTTTAAACCACTTGTTTAATTGAAAAACAAATGAATACAAACGATGAATTTGTAAAAAAAATGGCCCAGGCTATGGGTGCTCTTCCCCAGCTGATAGCGGAAGAAGCCAAGGAATATTCCAGGACCAGGTTCTCAGAAAAGTCTTTCGACGGTAAACCATGGCCGGCACTGAGTCCGAAATACAAGCCGAAGAAAGGAACCATGCTGGTACGCAGCGGTAAACTGCAAGGCAGCGTGCGTATAGTAAGGGTAACCCCAAAGAAGGTGGTCATTGCCGCCGGGAACAGCAAAGTTCCTTATGCACAGGTTCATAATGAAGGTTTTACCGGAAGTGTGGTGGTAAAGGCTCACACCCGTAAATTAAAGAAACAAGGAAAGAAAAAGAAAAGGACCGTTGAGGTGAAAAGTCATACACGGAAAATGAACATTCCCCAAAGACAGTTCATGGGTAACTGTCCGGAACTGGAACGTAAGTTAAAGACAGTAAGCGAACAACTTTTTAAATCCATATTGAAATGAAGAAAGAATACTTGATCGATTTGCTCGAACTGTTGGAAGCGGAAGTGACTGAACTCCGCTGGATTGATGCTGACGAAGGTCAGCTGGATTATTACACCGATGAACGCCCGCCGGTGGCATGGCCATGCTGTCTGATAGATATTTCTATGCCCGACACACGTGATTTGACTTCCATGGGGATAGTGCCCCAACGATGTACCCTGCGAGCTGTGCTTACCATTGCCTTCAATGATTGTGCAAGTCTGAACACTCGTACCCCGAAATCCGTACGGGATACTGCTCTGAAACGTTTTGACCTGCTGGAAAAGATAAAGCAAACGATACATGGGCGGTGGTTTGACCATTTCCAGCAACCATACATGCGCCGAAGCTGTGTACCTCTGAAAAGGGAAGACGGACTGAAAGTATATGAAATGACATTTGAAGCGGCTGTAATCGAATAATCAGAATTTCCACGTAGGAAACATTTTCTGAAGCTGGCGTGCCGTTACTTTACGGCGGCAAAGATCTGTATAGAAATCCGCGTTTTCCATCAGCGCGTTCTGGATGGTACGTTCGTCTACAAAAAATTCATGTTCAGCCAGTATCACAGTCACGTCGTCAGGGCGGCGGCGCATGATTTCCTCCCAATAATATTTGCGTGCCACCATCGCACGGTTGCGCAGCATCAGACGCTCTTTTCGGTCTGAAGCCATACGCTGTAAAGGAAGAGTGACTTTTCGGGTCATTTCCGATAGCGAAAGCTTGTGTGATGGGAACAGCTCCAGTTGAGAATCCATAGACAACGATTTATCGCAAAAGTACAAAAAAAAGCGGACATTATCCCATTCACGCACATAATAACAGAAATCCCCAGCATCGGTTTTCGGTGTCGGGGATTTTTTGTTAGTCTTCAATGTAGAAATCATATTCCAGCAACTCTTTCATGTACCGGTCACGCTCTGCTTTAGATTTAAAATCACTTCTAATTGTTACCCATGAGTCAGGATTATCCAAATTTTTTGCCTTGATAATTGGTTTCCCATTTCTTTCTCCGGCTCTTATTATCCAAAAACCTGAATCACATACTTTTTTTTGGTCTCTTGCGTTCATAATCAATCATCGTTTAAATAAACAAATTCTCCTGCCAATAATAACACCGGTTCACCGACACCCATCACCCATTCACCACGCTTGTTATTTTGACCTATTGGCGGTGGAACTATGTCATGCTTGCTGCCTGGTGTAATATTCGCAAACTGACCGCCAAAAGCCTTACAGTCTGTAACCATAATTCGCTTGAATGTGTTTGTCTGCTTTGGGCTACACTTCTGCATCTTCTTAACATCAGATTCTTTGATAGAAATTGTACCTAATCTGTAAGACTTTCCTGTGATACCGCATTTTCTACATTTATACACATCGTACATTTTCTTAACTCCTTGAGTTGTCAGATTTTGTTTTTCCCAATCGTGACCTCCGCTATGAATATCGAATGTTTGCATATATCAATAAACTTTAGTGTAATTCTTTAAATCTTCAGAATATAATGAGATGATAACTCCTTTAAGTTCTCCATCTTTATTATACTTCTTTACTTCAACTCTTGGATTACCCAAATAACTGAAGAACTTCTGTTGATACCTGTCTAATACCTTGTATTTTACTGAATTTTTCGCTATTACGTCTCCCACCCGAACAGGATTGTCGCTACTGTCTTTAAGATATTTGTCCAGATATTCGTCTTTCAGTTCCTCAATCTTTTTCTGAAAAGGTTCTATCATTTTTTTACGCTCTTCTAATAGACGATTTATTTCAATGGATATACTCCTTGTCGAATCGTCTCTTAATTTGATAAGTTCATCAACCTTTTCAGTTAGTATTTCTGCGTCTTTTCTTCTTTCCGTCATAAATCAATAATCTCAATTTTCAGACTTGTTCTTAAATCACACATCATATCGATTGTGTCGTTGTTTTCCACATCGAAGCAGATGCCCAGGTATTCCGGGTTCTGCTTCGAACGCTTTACTGACAAGTCGCAGGGGCGGCTGTGCTTGATCCAAACGAACATGAACTGATTGATTGCGCTGTAATGGACTTTCGCCGCCACCCTGCGAGGCTTGAACAGATTAAGGTTCTGGTTCTGCATAGGGTTCTATGTTTTTAACAACCTGTCCACTCAACCAGATCCGTCCGCTGCCCTGACATTGCGGACACACTTTCTGCTGGGGATATTCCCGCGCACATCTTTCTCTGCATACACGGTTACTGAGCCGGTTCCTCCGCACTGGCGGCAAAGGCATACACGGCGATGGATATAAGTCTTTTCTGTTTTCATCTTCTGTCTGCATCATTAAATTCAGGTTTCACATCGGGTTCTGCTTTGTAGGGGTAAACGTCCATAATGGCGGTTTCCGATACGGAAGCTATCACATAGTCTGCCAAAGTTCCTTTCATGCCTTCGTCCAGCTTCTTGATGGCATCACGCAGATCGGAAGCCTGTACCAGTACATTGAAAGGAGTACGCTTTTCTGCTCCGCTCTTCTCATCGAGAGTGACAAACCAAAGTTTGCACTTAAACCAGCGGTCGGCAAACTCTTCTTCACTTGGGAACAGTTCATTGAAATTAGCTTTTGCAACTCCAGACACCTCGAACTCACCACTAATAAAAGGAGTCATTTCTTCGATAATGCGAGACTCTGCTTCGGTAAAGCTGAGAGCGTCTACCAGATAAAGTTCAGTTACTTTCTTATTCATTCCGTTTTCCAATGTCTTTTCGAAACGGATTTTACATGTAAACCAATTGTGCATCATAATTTTTCTGTTTTTGTTGAGTTTTTAAATATTACGTTAGTGTGGTCTTCTCTTGAATCATCCATACAGTTAAGCCCGTTACCGTAGCAGGGGATGGCGTGCTCAAAAAACCAGCATCCGCTGCAAGGTTCTTCCTGATCTTTCACCTCGGCGACCGCGAGCGTTTGTCCGTGCCAGATGAAGGTTTCTCCTAATTTGTGCTCCATGATTCTTTTATTTTTCTGATTAATTCATTCCATCCTTTCCGCGCCATGCGTGGTTCCATCCAGCAGAGCCAGCCAAGTATTCCGAATATTCTTCCTGTAAAATTCAGAATGAATCCAAGGATAACCAGCGGTCCTATAATGACAGAAAAGGCTGTAAAAAGAATGATTTGTGTACGTTTGTTCATTATTCGATGTAATAAGATGTTATTACCAGATTGCTTCGCATTATTATGAGAGATAACCGGTTATCGTCTTCTCCGAGCAATACACGAACGGAAGCCCGGCGTGCGTCTTCCTCATTTTTTAATTCTCCAAGACACCCCTCCATTATCATTTTCAGGCGAAGATATTCATCACGGGTAGGCTCCAGTTCCCGGTTCTGAAGGACACGGGTCATGTACTCGTGCAGCTTCTTCATCCAGCGCGGCCACTTGTCACGCCGGATGTTTGTTTTAAAAGTGAGTTCTGCCATAGCTATTCCGGTTTATATCTTTTTACAAGCCACCATTTTACATTACCTATCCATTCTAATAGTAATTCAAACGGAAGCCTTATATAGTGAGATATCATAATCATAATACCAAGAGGAATCACCAGTATACAGTATACGGTCCATATTGCGTACCATTTGTATTTAGACTTTCTTTTCATGTTTCCATCCGTTAAGTTCGTAAACCATATCCCGTGCTTTCTCTTTGGATCGGCACTCCGCAATGGGAGTGCCTGTGCAAATTGTATCAGTATATTCATTCCGATACACGATCCAAAGAGGACCACGGCGTTCATACGTGTATTTAGGCCGTCTGGACCGCATCGCTTTCCTTTTTTGGTTCTACGTAGAAAGATTCATCCTGCACCACCTGTACACCGATGTTTGCGAACTGTTCCGCAATTTCAGGAATGTCACGGTCGGCCAGCAGCTTGTCTTTAGCCAGTTCCTCGGTTGTGCGGATATACTGTGGAAGGAACTCTTTGCAGAGGTTTGTCACAGCTGCCCAGGTGAAGCCTTTCATGTTCTTCAGCTTCGGGTTGCCGGTGCGGAAACCAATGATGCCGTGTGCCGATTCCAGACTCTTTTTCTTAGAGAAAAGCGTGTCCTTGTTTTCAGTTGCATAGGTCTGCATCACTTCGAAAGTGCGGTCTTTCGTTTCGTTCAGCTCTGCCAGCTGGTCGGCGTACTTCTCACGGATCTTTGTCATTTCCTGATCCATCTTTGCTGCGATAGCCTGAGCCTTTGCGTCGGCCATTGCAAACTCAGCGAATGCCTGTTCGTACTGGTCGCGGCTTACTCCGCTGATTACTGTTTTCTTGGTTCTTTTTGTTGCCATACTCAATTGGGTTTTTAATGATTGTTTAAATGATTATTAATTGTCGGTTAATTCGTCTTCCATTGCCGCCATGTCATATTCCATCTTCAGAGCTTCGTCTGCCTGCTGTCCGCAGAAATTTTCCAGTTCCCGCAGGATGAGTACCTGGTCGGTGAAATCAAACTGCTGCATGCGGTTCATAATGTCATTCTGGATTTGTTCGATTGTATGTTCCATGATTATTCCTTGTTTGATTTACTGTCCTTGTAATCTTTCACTACCGGGCTACCAATCAGCTCGCGTCTGCTGTAATACACGCTACGTCCTTTCTGATATCCTGTTATCAGCCCTTTGTTAGCCCATCTTTTTATAGTTGTTTTTCCACATCCTATTAATCTGCATGCGTCAGCCTGACCTATCAAATCGTCCGGTGCTTCTGAAATATCCTTTCTAGGTACTTTCTCTAAAGAACCCACCCTGAGTCCTAATCTTCTTTCTACACGATCCAATCGGCGCAGAAGCTTCTTGTATTCCGAGAGGCTCAATGTAATAGTTTCTTCTTCCTCTTCCGGTTCGTCCTCCAGATCCGGACAGATGGAACTGATACCAATCTTTCCGGCGAGGAACTGGGCTGCATCCCGTGCGGCATAGAATAGGGTTTCGTTTCGCTCGTCTTCCGGAACGTCGCGCACATACTGATTGAATACCCATGTTTCGCTGCGCTTCATTTCCAGGACTTCCACCTGTATTCGGCTCGCTGCGTCTGTATAAGCCTTCAAGTGCTCTATTGCCCGATTTATTTCTGATTGTTTTCTCATTTCTCCTCCTTTCTTGCCATTGCCTCAAACTGTCGTTTCACTTCTTTTAGTTCTGCCAGCGACATTTCCGTCAGGTTCTTGCGGAACTTGCTGCGTGTGCGGCAGAACTGGTTGATTTTAGCTTTGTTCATTTCAAAATCCTCCGGTGTGTCGTTCGTGTAGTTCCGGTTCAGGCAGGAAATGCGGAACGACAATGAAAATATCTGCTTTACCAAGGCACGCGCTTCCTTACGTATGCGGTCGGCTGATTCCTTGTTGAAGCGGCTCAATAGCAGTCCGGCTTCTTCTTTGGTCAGCCCTGAAGTACTGTCTGTACGACCAGCTGTGAACTGGCTGATAAATCCGTGGCGGTCTTCATCGGTAAAACCCATCTTGTGAAACTGGGCTTGCAGTGCCTTGATCTGCTGCGGGGTTATGAAGCGTTCTTTCATTATTGTTTTCATGACTGTGTGTTTTATGATTATTCTTCTCCGTGATATTGCCGGGCTTTCTCCGGCACGATGTCATAGTAACCGACTGGCCCGATAAACCGACCCTTTGAAAAGGCTCTGAAACCTTCCACGTAGATTTTCAGCGAGGCATCGTACATCACTCCTTTGGCGGCGCGTCCGTTTGGCAACTGGCCTTCTGCGTGGCTGATGAAGATAAGCAGCTTCCGTTTGTGCTGCTCCTTGAAGTCGATATACTGGCGGTACGTCATGCGGGTATACTGGAAGGAATCGATCACCACGATATCGGGGCTTTTCTGTCGCCGAAGACGGATGCTAAGCTCTTCCATGCTCTCATTGTCAATCAGCAGAAACCTCTTGTTTACTTCCATCATGCCTGTACGCCGTATGGCATCCTGCATGGTGCGACAGGCTCCTTCCTCCATGGAGTCGTATGCCACACGTCCAAAACGGCACAAATACTTGCAAAGCTGAAGGGCAAAACTGGTCTTTCCGCTTCCGGAGTTTCCCCAGATGATCCAGACTCCACGGCGTTCCGGAGTGCCAAATGCTTCATACCAGGGACCATCAAACTGCATTACATCGAATTTCATGGATAGAAGCTCACGGACACCTTTTGCGTTGCGATCGAAAGTAAACTTCTTTTTCTGTGGGGGTGGGGTAGTGTCTTCTTTATTCATTGCTTCCTCCTTTCTTTATGCGGGCTTCGATAATACGTTTCTGACGGTGGATGCATCGCTTCACACGGCGAAGGTCGTTGTCGCTTCGTCTGGCATCCTTCAGCACCTCTTCGATATCGGCACGGTCGGTCAGATTGTTAGCCTGACAGATGGCGTATATGTCATTCTGCTCCGTGGGAGATACATCGAAGAAACGGCGTCCGATACGGCTGTTTATTTCCTTGTAACCTTTCTTGTTGTAGCGAAGTCCGGCTTCCATGCGGCGCTTGATGTAGTCGGTGCTGAGAAACACGATGCCGGAGTGTCCTTCCAGACGGTTGTAAATGCTGATAAAGTAATTGAACACGCTGTCTGTAAGCTTGTCGCCTTCATCGAATACCAGTAGCGGATTCCCCAGGAAAGAAATCATGCTGATGGCATTCTCCAGCATATCGCGGAGGTTGGTCGTGTCGGTGGGTGCGCCTACCTGTTTGGCTATCTCACGTACGAAATCTGAACGGCGCATGTCTTCCGAACAAAGGATATAGAACACGTTGCGGTGCGTGCGGCGGTATTCGATGGCTGCGGTAGTCTTTCCGCATCCGGCATCGCCAACCACCCATGTCACGTTCTTATATGCCTGTGCGTCACTCAGCGCAAACGTGATTTCCTTGAAGGTCTTTCCCTCGTGCAGCGTCCACGAATCGAAGGCAAAGCCTATCTGCACCGCAATGCGGGTAAACATGTCATCACTGATCAGGTCATATTTTCCGTTGCACAACTGGCTGACGGTGGCAGAGCTGACATTTTGCAGACTTTCTGCCGCACGGTTACGGGTAGGATAATTTTCACAATAGGCAATCAGTGCGGTACGCACCTGTTCTTTCATTTCTGTAGTAAATTTCATTGTCTTAATAGGTATTTAAGTATTGTTTAATCAAATCGTTAGAATTTTCCCAAGCTGTCAAGTTCATCAAACGTCAGGTTCGATACTTTCTTTGTCCAGTCACCGGCTGATGCGAAAGTCAGCGGTTCGTCTGCCAGTACAGGCTCTTCCGGAATGTCCGTGTCGGGCATCTGTACCGGAGCTTCCAGTGTGCCTCTCTTCATTTCCTCACGGTATCCGTCAAGCTGCTTTTCGCTCACCGCAACCGGGCGCGGAATGCGGAGCTGGGTGTATGCCTCGCCCATGGCTTCCTCCATAAACAGTTCCTCTTGTGCGATGTGCATGGCTGCACGTGTGCGGCGGTTGGCATCCAGCTGCGCAAACAGATAAGCGTTTTCCTCGTCGGTTCGTTCCAGGGTGGCACGGTGAATGGTGACTTTCGGTGTGGCTATTGCCGAATATTTGGCTCCCGTGTCAGTCACCGCCCATAGCTCGATGCGGGTCATGTTTTCCGGATCATAGCGGTAGAGGAACTGACGGCCTACGTTCTGCAGGTGGAAGTTCATATCTATCAGCCCGTCGTCGCCATACACCATGTAGCTGTATTCCTGCTTGTTCATGCGGAAGTTGAAACCCTCCTTGGTGTATTGCACCGGAGCCTGAGAGAACAGCATGAAGATTTCGTGTGCTTCGTAATCATCCAGCGGTTGGGCTTTCGGATTCTCAATGGCGGTGTACATTTCCATGCGAGTCATTCCGGTTGGGCTGGTAGGATGCTGCATCGAGTTCCATTCTTCGCGACAGTCGGCATACTGCTGTTTCAGTTCCTCCAGCGTGGGCAGTTTATCAATGTTAGCCATTACCATGTCAACATTGGCACGGCTGGAAAGCTTCTTTGCCGTAATGTTCTGACCGGTGAAATTGTATAGTTTGTGAAGTACCTGCTGCTGGAATCGTCCGAAAGCGGACTCGATGGATTTCGACTGCCCGTTGTGCGGCATCGTGGTTTTGTGAAGATGACAGAGTTTCTTGAAGAATCCCTGCGAAGCCAGTTTCTTATGCCCTCCCTGGTTATCGGTCACTATCTCGTAAGGCTTCACCTTCCATGTCTGGAGTGCCATCCGGTACGCCATGTACTGGTTGTAGAAGTTTTCGCCGTCACCGATAAAGTAGCCGAGGAACAGTTCCGTGCAGGCATCCATCACCTCGTACACATCCGTGGTTCGTGCCACCCATCGCTTCTGCCTGTCATCGTACGCACGGTAGTAAAGGTTTATCTTCGTACCGTCTGAATACCACAGCGAGTTAGGCATGGACGGCATTACCGTATCGAAGGTTGGCATATACTTGTTCTTGAATTCCCTCTCGCCGTGAACAGCAGAAAACCACCACACCATTACCGCCGGATCATTCAAGTAACTGTGCATCGTGGTAGGACTCTTGATGGTCTTCAGCCCGCGAAGCACCGCCTGACGGTTGTATTCCTCAAAGAGCTGCATATCTGTGTAGACAGGGAACTTGCTCCGGCGGAGCTTCAGCAAAAGAGCACCTTCAGCCTTTCCGATGCGGCGTGCGGCACTGTTGCCCAGGTTACCGCTCACCAGCACCCCGTATCCCTCACGCTTGTAGGCATTGAATTTTTCGCGCAGACGTGCCGGATTTTTGGGCAGGGTGTGATTCGTTATTTCGCGAAGTCGCTCACAGCAAATCAGTACGCTGCTCCATGTTTCTGCCCGGCGGGCAAAACCACCTTTGGCATGTTCCACACTGCGTGTCTTCTCCGTACGCACCATTTCGTTCATCACCTGAGCGTTTAGGATGTATTCCATCTGTCTGGATAACTCGATGCTCGGCTCAAACTCCTTGAAGAAGCGTACCGCCTCGGCATCGAACCGGATCTGTGTGTTGATGTACTTTTCCTGCTCGCGCTGTTTCATTTCCTCGTATGCATTCTTAAATGTGTCATCGTATGCTGCACGGAGCCGTTCCGGCATGGAGCGGTAGGCGATTAGAGCCTCGCGTCCGTTACCTCCCCGCTGGAGGAGGGTAATCTTGCCCTCACGTACATACTTGTCGTAAGTGGGTTTGCTGATAATGCCCCCACGGACAAGCTCCGTAAAGCTGACGCATAATGTATTTCCGTACATTTCCATGATTAATTCGTTAAGATTGTAGTCCGGCTCCGGGACTTGAACCCGGACGGCAGCCGCTTCACCTCTTTTTACCACCTATTGAATACCTATGTCAGAGAGTTTACTACTATCCTGATGGTAAGGTTCTGCAAGCCGGATATGATTCATTCCTTTTTCTGTGCTTTCTTATCCTCTCTGTCCATCCGTATTGCGGCAGGTATTAGTGCCAGGCAAAGAGTAATTGATATAACTATATTTATTGAACCGTCTGTCAGGCGATTCAGGATTGCAGCTGCCAGTATAAGCAGTAAATAACGGGTTGCAGTATTGATTCGTTTCATGATTCTATGGCTTTGAGTTTGGAGCCATCCCTATTCTCACGAACTGGAATAGCGAGAATATTTATCTATGGAGTTGCTTTTGTTGGTGTCTATAACTTAATTACTTCCGCATACGGATTTTCCATTTCCTTCAGCTCGTAGAGCTTAGCTCCGTGATTCAGAGCATACGAACGAATAAGTCTTGCTGTAGGGCTGTTGGTGTCGTATGCCAGAGCTGAACGAACAGAGCGGGTTGTTACTTTCAGTTTTGCGGCAATTTCCTCCTGAAGTTCGCCGCTAGCTTTAATGAGTTTTTTTGTTTCTGTCATAATTCTATTGTTTTATAGTCTTTATTTATTACCTTTAGGGCGTGTTCCTATTGGAATACTTTGCAAAGTAGACAATATTTTGACCAAAACAAATTAAATAGCCAAAATTATGACTTCAAAAGACAGAATTTTGATTTTTATAAAAGAGATAGGGGTAAAACAGGCTGATTTTTTTAATCTTATAGGAGTCTCAGCATCAAACTTTAAAGGAGATGCAAAGAAAAGTGAGTTAGGTTCAGATAAAATAGTCAAAATATTGACCCAATATCCTCAATTATCACCAGATTGGCTTCTCCTCGGTGTAGGCAACATGTTCCGTGCAGAATCTGAAAAAGAAGAAAAACTTCCATCTGTAAACCAAACATACGAAGGTGCACCGTACTTTAATGTAGATTTTATTGGAGGTTTTGATTTAATCGTAAATGATCAGACAGTGAATCCCGACTTCTATATAAATTATCCTCCCTACAATCAACCTGGAGTATTATGGTGCAATCTTACTGGTCACTCTATGGAACCAGAAATAAGTAATGGTGACATTATCGCCTTGCGTGAAGTAACTACACCTATTCAGTATCTCCCAGCTGGAGAAATATACGGCATTGTTACAGAGGAATACCGTACGGTAAAGAGAATACGACTAAGTCAGAAAGAAGGTTTCGTCCGGCTCATCCCTTCGAACAAGAGCGAAGAGTTCTGCGAACAGGAAATCCCCATCAGCATGATCATTAAAATATATGCTGTTTTAGGTAGTATCAGAAAGTTCTTTTAAACTAATGAATAATATAAGTTGTATGAAAACCTTTATACAGATATTGACAATCATATCCTTCTTTTTTTGCTCATGCAGTAATGCGCCTCAGGAGGAAATAGAAAAATCAATATCAAACTTTATTAAATCCTCCTTACCCAAAACTTGGACTTATGAACCGATTGCATATTCTGTAACTGATAGTGTCATGTCAAAGATTGAGGACTCTAAACAATATAAAGAACTTTTAGAAGCTCAGGCACAATTGGATTCAGCATTTATTCATAATGAAACTATCGGCTATAACGAAGAAATGAAAGATCTTGAATCGAAATTTACTCCACAATACATAGGCAAAAAGATTATTCATGCTTATTTATGCACGACAGATTCAGGTGATTCTTTATTCATCAATACATATATAGTTAGAGCCGATGGGGATATTACAAAAAGTAATGTTACTTCTGTATATGTTTCTTCTCCAGATTCTGTACGAATGGAGTCGACAAAAAAACAGCTGAAACAATTTCTTGATGAGGCTGTAAAATGGAAGTAATATTTGATTCGACATTATAGTCAAACAACGCTCCCGGACTTTCACCGGGAGCGTTCACTTTAAATCTAATACCTATAAAAACGCAAATCCACAAAAGTATTGGGGCAGAATCCGGACTCGAACCGGAAACCGAAACAGCTTTACCCGAGAGCTGCCTGCACTGTCCTAATTGTGCTATTCTGCATCATTTCTACACGCACACACACGTTTTCACCGTAAAAATACGCATTATCATTTAAATATATACTATAAATCAGCACTTTACGTTAATTTTACAGCGTAATCAATCCGAAAATATATAATACTATCCATACCCAAACAACGACAAAAACAGCTTAATCACACACGCAGAAAGTAATCTCTTATCTAATACACGGTTTAAAACCTGTTAAAAAGGTATGCCCAACTTTTTATTTTTTGCATAAAATGAATAAAAAAGGGTATGCCCAACTAGTATGCCCAAAGGTATGCCCAACCCCCTTTTTAACATTTAAGAGAGAGATTTTTAAACCGCTTGTTTTTCCTGTCTAAATGGGCACTTAAACAGATTTCTAAACGCCTAAACAGACATGAAAAAAGGCCGAAATAAGCCATTACAGCCTATTCCAGCCCCGTTTAGGTGATATTTATAGGGTGATGTAACAAAAACGTATTTAAAGCCCGTGTTTAGGCCGTTTAGATGTAAAGCGTTTGTAAAGCAATGTCACATTTTGTTTTGTATTTGTCAGAAACCCTATTTTCGATTAACTCACTGATAAACAAATCATAACAATAATTTTTCCGCCGTTCTATCTTACACAATTCGTTCTGATGCCCTTATATCGGCAGGTAAAATCTATATTATAGATGTAAGTTTTTTAAAACTCTTCTGATATCTGCTGGTAAGTGAAAAAGGAGCATGTATTTTGTTGATTCTTAATACTAAAGTCTGTAATGTTTAGATTCCAAAAATCTCTTTTTTATTTAAGATAATCCTTGTCTACTAAAAAAATAATATATTTCTTTTTAATATTTTTCAGTTAAAGTATTGTTTATTCCAAAAATAGTTGTACCTTTGCATCGCAATTGAAAATAACGGTTGCTGAAAATAATGGTTCCTTGGATGAGTGGCTTAGTCAGCGGTCTGCAAAACCGTGTACGGCGG